GTAACCAAAGCGATAACGATCCATAATGTCTTTAGCACCTTCATATTTGTGTGCTGCGATTAACACTTGACAGTCAGGAACAAACTGTGTGTACCATAACAAGTATGCAACAGCGCAAGTAGTTTTACCCATCTGTCTAGGTAGCATCGCTATACTTTGTTTATGGTCGTGATATGCGTGAATTAGTCGTTCTTGGTATTCGTACATATCAAAAGGAATAGATCCTCGAGTAGGGTGTTGTATCTTGATAAAGTTTTTAGCAAAATATAAAGGACCGTTAACAGGATCCATACACGCTTCAAGATGCTTTACTTCTTCAAGTGTATATTTCTGCTGAGCGTGAGCTTTTTTGATTAAGTTGCCGTCTAAACTTTTTGCCATATTTTTATTTACTCAAAAAAATAGGGCCCGTAGGCCCTATTGGATCTATAAATAATATTGTTATGCTAATTGGAAACTTGTTTTAACAGTACAAGTAACAGCAGTCATATCAAAGTTGTTGTTACCGTATGTAGCACCTAGTGCAATAATCTCGTCTTCAATTTGTTCAACAAGTGTTTCTGCGCCAGCACCGTCCCAATCTAATGAATCGTTTGGAGTTTCTACTGCAAAACACATCTGGGTGTTATTATCAAACAAAGCACCGCGAATAACAATAGTAGCATACTTACCAATAATTTCAATTACTGCTTGGATTGCTTCGTTAGCACCTGTTTCTGCATTTGCAGCAGAATCAAAATCAACAGTAAACATAGTTAGGTCTTTATTACCCATGTAATCAACAACTGTTGCATCCTCTACACTATTACGGTTTTCAGCGACTAATACTGAGCTACCACCACCGATTGTTGCTGTTAATAAGTCTGCCATTTTATTCTGCTCCTTTAATCTCTGCTAATTTAGCAGTTAATTCTGCGTGAATTTGTGCTCTTAAGTCGTCACCCTCTTTAACCTTCTTCATTGGATTATCGCCATCTGAAACTTTAGGGTGTGTATCTTTAGGACGGTTCATACCGCCTGCTAGTTTGTTATTCATATAGTCAGAACCGCGACGCATTTCGTCTGGTTCATTACTATATGCTTCATCTTTATCTTCTTTATCGTGATCATCCATGTCGTGATCTTTATCACCGTCTTTGTCAAGAGTTTTAACAATGTCGTGATCTTTGTCGTGGTCTGGAGGAAGATCCATCGGACCCTTATCATCTATATCTTTTTCACCACCAGGCATATCGTCGTTGTCACCGTCAAAATCAGGCAATAACTTATTGATAGGCTTAATGCTCATAATCTTTGGAAGACCGCCTTCGTCGCCATCTGGTTCGCTGTGCGGCATTGGTGGCATACCAATTGGTGGCATAGGAGCCATACTTGGCATGTTAGCACCCTTTTCTGGATTTAATTTAGCAATCAACGCTAACATTGATTCGATGTTATCCATACCTTGAGCATTTACGTTAACACTCATACTTGGTGGCGGTGCATCTGGCTTTGGAGCCGTTGGTGCTGGAGGCATATCCATACCGCATTCGGTTGGCGCTGCCTCAATAGCAGGTGAATCAAGTTCCTGCATTCTTGATAATAATTGGTTAAAATCCATTACTTACTCCCTACAGGACTTGCTATCCCGGCTTTATCTTGTTTAACTTTTGGTTGAGAGCCTAGTACGTCAACATCTTTCATTGCTGATTCGTTGTGTCCTAGCTCTTTCTTTCTTGCTTTTGCTTCTTTTGAAAGGCTTTGGAGGAAACTCTTGTTAAAGTCATTTCCAAAATAATCTTTATGTTTGATCTTTTGATTTGCGTACTCTGCACCTAGTAGAGATTCTCCGCTTTTTTCTGCAAGAGATTGTTCTTGCTCAATTTCGCTAGGATCGCTAGCAGTCTTAACACGGAAATGTGATTCTTCAATACCCATTTCTTTTAGGTAGTTTGAAATTTCAGGAGCAGTGATTGGATATTCTGTAACTAGATCAAAAATAGTAACTTCCATATTGCTTACATCTGGAAAATCTAAAGGAAGTTTTTGAACTGGGGTTTTGGTTCCTTCGTTGAACGTGGTAACTCCGCATTGTTCTAAACGTTTCTTAAGATTTTCTTGAAATTTTTCAGGAACATCACCTGCGATCTTTACTTTAAACGCATAGCTCTTTTTGCTTTCTGACAAATATTCTCTAAAGGTTTTCATATGTGTATTTAGTCCTTTTGACCTAATTTCTTCAATAGTTCGTTTCTATCTGTGATTACATAACCTTGTCCGTTCATTACATCGTTTGGATCATCATTGTTATCCTTATCAATTTTATATTTTTTAAGTTGTAGATCTACAGCCTTAAGTTTCTTTTCAACCTTTGCTGCTTTTGCATCAATAGCATTTTTGAGCATCGAACTAGCAACTTCAAAAATACGTCCGCTGTAACGAACTTCCACATTCATACCTAGATCCATTAAATCGTCGTATGCTTGTTCTGCTTTTGCAGAAAGACTATCTAACGATCTTTCGTCTAGGTCGTCTAATTCAGATATTGCAGGTAATGTCTTGGTAATTTCACTTACTGCTGCATAACTGTCGTCAACACTGCGAACCTGTTGATGTTTTTCTTCTATTTCTTCAGCAGATGCTGCTTTAACTACAGGTTCTGTAGTTGTTTCTTCTAAATTAAATAAATCTTCTAATTTTTTGGTCATAATAATACTTATCGTCTTTTACTGCCTTGATGGAAAATATCTCCTTCGTTGACAACTCGAAAACGAATTCCCTGTTGTTTGCACCAAGCAGTAGCAGCTTCCCATTTAGCTAAATTTTTAATATACTGTTCTTGATTATATCTACTATTACCAACTTTTTCTCTTAACGTTTGATTTTGTGGTTTTACTTCTACAACTTCTGCATGTTTTTTACCGTTTTTATCTTTATATGAAATAAAAAAATCAGGAACATATATTGTATATTTTCCTGTTAACGGATCTCTATAAGGTATTTGAATACTCTCACTTGCCCAATTTTCAACTCCTGGGTGTTCGTCTAGCATTCTCATAAACACAAACTCCCAACTGCTTCTGGACATTGGTGTTTTCTTTCCAACATATTTTGTTGGATTTTTCATTTCAAATCTACCTTGGGCAAATTTAGGCATTAGGCTGATATATTCCTTAACTTATCTGTTTGAACAACATCTACTTTATAACCTAACGTTGATGTTGGAACACGCTGGGTATTTAAAATTTGAGCAACCAATGCACTAATTTGTAAATCATTGTAACCACCAAGATTATCGAGTACTTTAAAAATACTAACACCTTCACCTTTTGCCTGGTTTAATAATATAGAAGCGGTAACGATTGCAGAAGTTTCGTCAAACCCTTTTTTTTCAAAAAACGCTATTACAGCAGATACTTCAGTTGCAGGAAATTGTGTAGTAGGTTTACCGTAGGTATCAAAAAATAATTTTGTTCCTGCAGCACTGTCTGTATCGTTTGTTGGTGGTAAATTTGTTGCCATAATCTATTTCCTTTAACCTGGACTGGTAATTTCTGGTAAGTTTCTATCCCCACCGATACCTAAATCTTCGTTAGTAAATCCGCCTGCCGGTATAATGCCAGTAAAATATGAATCAGCCCCCACTTCGCCTTCTGCGACCGGATCATAACCAATTAAAGATCTTTCTCCCGCTTCAGTAATAGTTGTTGTTCCTGTACCTTCCGAAGTCGGAAACACTGCACCAATTGCTCCAGATACACCGCCAACAATTTGAGTAACTGCACCGGGAGTAGTTAAAATGTTTATACCTTCGTTAATAATTCCTTCTGTTGACAGATTTTTAAAATTTTGATATGTATTAATTCCGGCAGCAACGGTAGACAAGAAGTTACCCGGACTATCAAATGCCGTTCCGGATCCTAAAGCACCAAATACTTGTTCAATGCCATCAAGAACTCCGCCTTCACCGAGGAGATTTGCAACACCGCCGCCTGCAACACTTAATGGACTCGGTGTGACATCATAGTGTAATGTAGCAAAGCCTTTAGGAGAACCTTGAGATACAGTTCCTGCACTATAGACAACTGCCTCATATTCTAATGTCATAGAACTTTCCGCCATTGTTGTTGCTTCGGCGTGAGCCATGTTACCATGGTCCCAAGTGGTAATTCTTGGGTTAATTAATGTATAACCAACAAAACGTCTACGCCCCATTGTATAAATTGAAACCGAATTTAAGAACGGTGCGGAAATGTTATTATCTAAACCATAACGAAAATTATCGACTGCTGTTCCGGTGTTTCTATAATGATTGTTAGCGTATGCTGAAGTAGGAAGATGTCTATCAGCAATGTAATATCCATAATATAATGCCCAAAGAGCATTGACGATACCGTTAGCATCATCGTGCAATGTTAAATTAACTGGCTGATAATTTATGTTTGTATAAACAATTTTTTTTCTATTATATTGATTTAGTGTTTCTGATGTAAACTGAAATTTTGGCAAGTCAGCTGTTTTAACTAGTAATCCAGATTCTGTAATGTGTTCGGTAGTAAATGCGGGAGATTTAATTGCAGTTTTATTAATATCAAAATTAACATAATAATTAAATTTATGTTTTGGTGCTAGACGCATAGTATCGTCTATAAAAAGACGAGTTGCGTGTTGCCAGTTACTTACTAAACCCTTTGGGCTAGTTAATCCGTTCGCTACACCTGTTAGAAACGCTGTAAATTTATTTGCCATAATAATATTTAGCCATAAAAAAAGCCCAGGATAAAACCTGGGCCTTTTGATTCAAACGGTATAATAACTTATTGACCGCCTGCGCCAGTAGTAGCCTGTCCGAGATCAGATAGTGCTCTACCAACTCTTGCACCAATGCCGCCAACGCTGCTAACTTCACTAGCGCCTGCTGCCCACTGTTCAAGGTTATCAAAGCGTATAGTAAGTGCTACTGTTGCCGCTTCGTTTGTGGCATAGTTCATATCACCATAGTCTGCATTTGTTAAGAAACAACCATATAGGTTAAATGTTTCTAGTATGTTTGGTGCTAGATTAGCGTTACCACCGTCTAGTATCTCAATACGTGAAGTGAACTTATAATCCACACCCGATCTTGCAGATGCTTGTTCAACAAAGTCAAATTGTTTCTGAATCTGTTGACCAACAAGTTTTTGTACGAAACCACTAGCATCATCACGCAAGTTAAGAGTGACAGTATCTAGTGTGTACTTACCTGCTAGGAAGACCTTTGAGTTATACACATCAAGTGTAATTTCTTCAAAGCCCACTTTAGGACGAGTAACGTCAACCACCTGCTTGGTTAGTTCTGTTGCTGCTTCAGCACCAAAGTTTAGGAGAGTTACCCTAAAACGGTACTTGAGTTTTGGCATCAACAGTACTTGGTTACCGCCGTCTAGTGGAACACCGAAGTTGTTAAGTGAAGTAATAGGCATAATTAAATCTCTCCTGTATTCTTGACACGTAGCGGAATGTAAATGAACTCAACAGCCTTAACAGGTTCAATCGCAATATCAACATATAGTTCGTTACGATCGATTCTGCTCGGAGTGTTGTTAGTTTCATCACAAACAACTGCGAAGTCATAAAGTGCTCTTAAGCCTACTAATTCGAGTAGTAAGCTCTCTACTGCTTGCTTAACCTCATCACGTGTATTCTTATCGTTTGGTTCAAAGATATACGGACGAGCAAGTCTGTTTAACTGTCCACGTAGGTAAACCACCAAACGTGCAACGTTGATTCTATCTAGTGCAGAAGCATTTTTTGCACGAGTCTTCTGACCGTAGTTAACAAGACCAACACCGTTAAAGAACGTAATTGGGTTAACCTTTAGATCATAAAGTGTATCACGTTGACCTTCATTTAGTGCAACAGTTTGGAATTCACCGCTTAATGAGTCAATATAACCAACTGCTGTTGCGTTGGTAATACCACCGCGTCTAGTACCTGCTGGCGCAAACCATGGGTAAGAAACATTATCACTTAACGCAATGGTTCTTAACATCATGTGCGAAGCAGGAACAACTGCGTTGCTTCCGCCTAGGTCTGTTGTAAATCCGTTTGGATAGAAAACAGCCATATATTCATCATATGTAACAATACCGTCATCGCCGTTATCAGTAACTAGGTTAGCATTAGTACCCCAAGTTAACAACGAAGTTGCATCGCTTGGTAAACGGAACGGTGTATCACCAATTACAAATGCTGTTACGCCACGATCAATGTTTAAATTAACACAATTGCTCATTGCTTCTGGGTATCCAGGGCAAGCAATTAGGTTAAAGTTACGACGTTCTTCGTCACGTACTTGATCGTTAGTATCAATAACACTCTTAAGTGCCTGAATAATTACAGAACGTTGTGCCTTACGACCAAACTGTCCTGAACCATCTTCAGCATTTGGAGAAGCAGTAACCCAACGGTTAACAGCATATCCGTTCATTGATTCACCATCTTGTATTAAGCCATAACGTGTATTATCGCTAGTAGTATCAATGTAATTTCTTACAAAACGCTTAACGTTACCACCACTTCTACGTAGATTCCAAAGCATCATGCCTTTTGGATACAATGCCGGATCTGGAGCGTCAAAGTCTAGGAAGTCGCTTGAAGCAAGTTCTTTAATAGTTCCGGCGCTGTCACCTTCTGCACCTGAAGTATTATAGCGTGCATCGGCAAATAGAATACCGTCTTCAGTTACCTGATCGGTCTTATCAATTTCTACCCAGCAATCTTTTAATGGAACACCTGGAAGTGTACTATCATATTTGTAAATTGTTGGGAAGTTTTCAATATCTGCTGTGCTGATCCACAAATCGCCATCTACTGTTACACCACTAACGTATGGATTAGATGCTGCAACTGTTGGAACATATCCAATACGATCTGATGCTGTTTCGTAGTAAGGGCTTGCACCACCTACACCAGCGCCGCTAGCATTTGATCTATAACCTACCCAAGTAGTACCGTTATGGATCATAATATCAACTTCACTAAATTCTGGATTATACCAAAGAGTACCGTCTGCTGGTTCGTTCTTTGGTGCGTCAGGGCTTGCAAAGAATGTACTTGCTGCTAGAGGCTCCCAATTTGATGCTAGTCCTACACCGCCATCAAATGTACTATCGTCAGCCAAACCGCTACCAGCCAAACTATAAAAGTTTTCTGTACCAGTTCCGGTGCTTACATTATAGTAAGGGTAAATTGTGCTTACAATTAAACCGACGGTATCAAAGATACGTATCTCACCGCCTGCAGTATGAGAAATAGAAATTTCGTCATTGTCTGTTATTTCTGCTTCGACGTAACTTAATCCAATATTATTAATTCCAGCTACAATTGCTTGTGTGTCGGTTGTTACTGATGTGCCACCTAGTGTAACTGTAATTTCGTATTCTGCAGAATACGAAGCCGAACCTGCACTTGATTCTTGAATAATAAAAGTATAATCGCCTGCTGACAAAGAAGCAAGGGCATCTGCATATGGTCTTGAAACAATTGTTGTTGGACCAACTGCTGTTCTTCTCCATGCTCTAAATTTTGCAGTTGCTGGAGTTGTATCGTAGCCACTCTTTTCATCTGAATTTGTTTGAACAAATAAAGAATCAGTTGGAATATTTGTTCCGCCGCCACTTCTATCTAGGTAGTAGTTAGCAGAGACAGTTGAAGCATAAAGAGGTGCTTCAAATGCAACCCAACTTGAAGTTGCTTCTGACCACTTATTTGCTCTCCAACGAGCACCGTTATTTGGTTCGGTTGTTTTAACCCAAACACTTCCTGTTGGACGGTTCTCATTTGCTGTTTTCCACTGCGGTACGTCTGTGTGCGGAGTTTGTTGTAATGCTGGGCAATTATAAGTTGCACCATCGGTATAACCTAGTGGACCAGCAAGACCTGAATCGTCAGTAATTTCTATTGAACCATCAGTTTTAGGATCGGTATATCCGTCTGAATATAACCAAAGATCTGTACCTTCAACAACTCTTGCAGTTACTCCAGTAATAGTTAAACTATTAATATAAGTAGCAAGGTCTGCTAATGTGCTTCCGCCTGCTGATGCTGCATTAACTAGGGTACCGTTAATCTTAAATGATCCAGTTCCTATATACAAACCTACTTTAGTTCCTGGCTTAACAGTTGCATGACTAGCTTTCCAAGCCTGGCTTCCTACTAGAACCCACTCTCCTTGGCTTACTGCGGTACCGCCACCTGCAATTCCACCATTACCAAATGATTTATACCAAAGTTGAGCATACTCATTTTCGGCACTGAATACTAAAGCATAATCACCTAGGACACCAACTGAATCAATTGGAGCCCACGGACTTGAACTAC